CTCGGACCTTTATCCGAAGATTGTGGATGGCATTCAGCGAATCCAAACGAACTTCTTCGCCGGGCCGAACTTCATCTTGATGCACCCTCGCCGCCTGGCGTTTATCCTGGCCGCGGTGGATGACCAGAAGCGCCCACTCGCAGTACCAGTGCCGAACTTCAACGGTCAGCCGGCGTTCGCTTCAGGCAACGGCGCACCCGTGTACGGTAACTCTGGTTACACGATTCTCGGCCTTCCAATCATCACCGATGCCAACGTCATCACGACAAACGGCACCGGCACGAACGAGGACGTCATCATCATCGGCAACACCCAGGAAGCACACCTCTTTGAAGAGGGCAACGGTGACCCGAAGATGTTGCGCTTTGAGCAACCGAAGGGTGCTGAACTTGACGTTCAGATGGTGGTCTACGGCTACTCAGCGTTCACCGCTAACCGCTACAACAAGGCTTTCGCTTTGGTTGGCGGCACAGGTTTAGTTACACCTACTTTCTAAGTAGGCGGTGGTTCGCCACCAGCCTTGAAGTAGTGTGCTGGTGGTGGTCACGGATATTTATGCGTGGCCATCACCGAAACTGAACGGAGCCAAAGTGGATAAGCAAGCACAACTGATTGCGTCACTCAAGTATGAACGCGCCGGTTACTTGCGTCGCGGCTTACACGAACGTGTCGCTTTCTGTGATGAGGTGTTGGCGCAGTTCGGAGTCCGTGAACTAGCGAGCGTTGAGCCGCACACGGAAGTCGCGGTCACCACGAAGGGCAAGAAGCGTAAGAGCCGCTAATGGCGATAACGAACGGTTACTGTACCCTCGCTGAGTTGAAGGCCGCGCTACGGATTACTGATAGCACCGATGACACGTTGTTGGAGAACAGCATTGAAGCCGCGTCACGCCGTATTGACGGCTATTGCGGTAGGTACTTCTTTCAACAGAACGCCGTACTCAAAGTGTTTGCGCGTAACGAGTTGGTGGTGTTCTTACGTGATGACCTGGTGAGCGTGACGACGTTGGCCGCTGACACTTCTGGTGACCAGACGTTCGTAACCACGTTCACCGCGAACACGGACTTCGCGCTTGAACCGTACAACGCGGCGCTACTCGGCATCCCGTTCAACCGCATTACCGCAGTTGGTGGTAAGACGTTCCCCATCTTCACTATTCCACCGATACCAGGCGTCAAGATTACCGGCGTGTTCGGTTATCCATCGGTGCCTGATGACGTGCGTGAAGCGTGTATCTTGCTCGCGGCCAGAGGTTTTGCGCGTTACAACTCGGCGCTCGGCGTGGTTGGCTTTGCTGATATGGCCGTTCAGGTTCGTGCCGTTGACCCTGACGCGCGTGACTTCTTGAACCGTTACGTCAAGCACGGTATTGGCTGATGCCGGCGACACCGACCCAAGTGCTCGCAGGGTTGAAGGCCAGGCTCGCGACCATCACCGGTTTACGCACGTTTCAGTTCCAGCCTTCGCAACTCAATCCGCCCGTCGCGTACCCTGTCATCAACTCAATCAACTACCACCGAGCGATGCGCGGTGGCCTGGTTGTTTACGACTGCAACATCTACGTCATCGTAGGCCGTTACACCGATGACCGCGCCAACGCCGACCTAGACGGATACCTGGCGTTCTCAGGTGCGAAGTCAATCCGTGCCGCGTTGGAAGGCGATGAAACGTTGGGTGGTGTGGCTCAAAGCCTGACCGTGAACAGCAGTACGGACATCAGCGCCATCCAGCAGGCCGACGCGGACTATCTACAAATCGCGACACAAGTGACCGTGAACGGCTAAGATACAAACTATGAAACAGTTCAAGGTAACTTCCACAAGATTGTCAGGACATAAAGAAGGTGACACCGTGAGCGAAGACGACCTCGCTGGTGCTAATGTAGAAGCGTTACTTGATGGCGGCCACCTGGCTGAAATCGGTAGTAAGTTCATCAAGAAAGAAAACGACAAACAACCGAAGGTTGAGGAATAACAAATGGCCATCATCGCATTCAAAGACGTCACGGTAACCATCAACTCCGTTGACCTTTCTGACCACGTCAACTCCGCAACGCTCACCTATGAGGTTGAACAGCAAGACGCAACCGTTATGGGCGGCAACCGCGCTTCCGTAGGTGGCATCCAAAACAACTCGGTGGAAGTGACTCTGTATCAAGACTTCGCCGCCGCAGAAGTGGAAGCAACCATCTTCCCACTCGTCGGCACGACCACGACTCTGGTGCTCAAGGCGACCAGCGACGCGACCAGCGCCACGAATCCTTCGTACACCCTGACTGGCGCATACCTCGCGAACCACACGCCTATCGCCGCTGGGGATGTTGGTTCAACTTCACCGGTGACGCTAAGTTTCACGGGCGGAACTTTGGTCAAGGCCAACTCTTAGCATTTCATAACCATTACGAGGAGGCCACAGTATGAAGATTGCTTTGAGCGTGAAGTTCATCAACGGAACCAGCGCTGATGTGGATGCGACGTTCCCAGACTTCATAGCGTTTGAGCGTGAGCGTCGGCGTAGCGTCGTCAAACTTGACAACGATATGCACCTAACTGATTTGGCGTGGCTGGCTTGGCATAGTGAGAAACGGCGTGGTGGTACGGCGTTGAAGTTTGAACCTGATTGGGTTTCAACCGTTGAAGCGGTTGAGGTGCGCGACGACCCAAAAGTAGAGGCGTAGAACCGTTACGCGATTCCGCGCATTGGCAAATCGCTGGCCTGGCGTGTGAGACGGGTATCGCGCCGCAACTGTTGCTTGAAGCCGGTGATGAAATGATTGCCGCGATGTTTGATTACTTGGCGTGGCGTGCCGATAAGCAAAGACGTAAGTAGCACTAAGATAGGCGGTTATGGCGACATCATCACTCGTGAGCGTGGGCGTGAAGGTGGATGCGACGGTGTTGAAGGGATTGCTGAACAAACTACGTTTCTACGATAAGGATTTGTACAAGGAAGCGACGCAGGCGTTGGTGAATGCCGGGAATCCGATAGCCGCGGCGGTTGGTTCTGGCTTCCCTGGTAAGCCACCGTTGAGCGGTTGGCACACTAAAAGTAAGCGTGTTGGCGTGGCTCGTCTCCCTGGTTACAACGCAGGGAACGTACGTGGCGGCGTGAAGACGGTGGTTCCACGGCCAAAGAGTTACAACGAAGGCTTCGGTACGGTACCACTCGTTCGCTTGGAACAGAAGAACGCGGCTGGCGCAATCCTTGATACCGCTGGTTCAGCGATGGCCAATCCGAAAGGTGAACGGTTTATCAGGAACCTTGATAGCCGGCTACCAAGTAAATCAAAAGCAGACGGGTTCCGTTCAAGGGTGATGTATCCGTACACGAAACGCAACCTGCCGCTGGTGGAGAAGTCGCTTTCGCTCACCATCAAAGCACAGAACGCGCGTATCCAAAACTTCTTGAAGACCTTAAGGAGTGACGTGTAATGGCATTAGGTGTAGATATTGTCTCCGCGTTTGACGGAACAGGAATCAAGAAGGCGATTGAGGATTTCAAGAAACTTGGTACCAGCGGCGAGAAGGCGCAGTTCGCGTTGCAGAAGGCCGCCATACCCGCAGGCATCGCATTGGCGGCGCTCGCCGCCGCCGCAGGCCTGGCGGTCAAGGCCGCGATTGAAGACCAGCAGGAACAAGCCAAACTCGCGCTCACGTTACGTAACACGGTTGGCGCTACTGATGAGGCGATAGCGGCCAACGAAGAATACATCGCGAGCCTGGCGCGCGGTTCCACGTTCACCGACAGCCAACTAAGGCCGGCTCTTGAAGCGTTGGTGCGTACTACGAGAAGCGTTGAGAAGGCGCAAGGTTCACTCGGTTTGGCGATGGACATATCCGCCGCCACCGGTCAAGACCTGACGAGTGTTTCACAGGCGTTGGCGCGCGCGCATACGGGTAACTTCCGCGCACTACAAATGCTCAGCCCGATGTTGCGTGACAACATCAAGGAAGGCCAAAGCCTTGACGACATCTTCAAGGAACTGACCACTACGTTCGGTGGTTCAGCGGAAGCGATGGGTAACACCACCGCCGGCCAGATGACGAAATTGAAGAACCAGGTTGGGGAACTCCAAGAAAGTTTCGGCCAGGCGTTGCTACCAATAGTTGAAGCGATACTCCCCGTGTTCCAGCAGTTGGCTGAGTTCGCGGAGAAGAACCGTACGGCGTTCCTTGCTTTGACTGGTGTGTTGGCTACGTTGGCGGTGGCGACGCTTGTGGCGGCGGCGGCGGCAAAGATACATAGCGCTTACACGAAGGTGATGGCGATTGACACCGTGAAGGCGGCGTTGTCGTTCGCGGATGCGGAAGGGAAGTTGACCGGCTTCGGGGAAGCAATCAAGGGTGTTGGAAAGATTATTTCAGTTATCGGTATCGCTGAAGCGTTGTTTCAGATTGGTAACGCCGCCGGTGGTATGGCGAGGAGTATTGAAATATCTGGCGAGAAGACGTTGATAGCGCTCGGCGCGTTGAGCAACGGCGCTAACAAATCCACTGATGAGGTCACGTTGGCGTTTGCTGACACAGCCAGGAACATTCAGAACGAGTTGAACTTGAGTGACGTGTTCAACGAGTTTGGTCGTGACTTTCAGTTCGTTGCTAATGGCGTGAAGGTAAATATTGAATCGGCTGATAAGGCGTTTGAGAAGTTCCTTG